AGAGATATTACCTAAATATGTTGGTAATGAATACACTCTAAGTAAAATATCTTCTGATGTAACCATTCTGTTTTGAGCAGAAAAATTCAATATTGCACTTTGACGTATTTCTTCGTCTGTTTCAGCATTGTTACCACCTGTAGATGACTGTGGATTATTTACTCTCAATGAGTTTTTTATGTTATTTAATAAAATAACTTCGCTGTCAGTCAAACTAGTGACATCATTTAAATAATCGGTACTAGCAATCTTATTTATTTCGTCGGAATTTACATTTGAATCCAATCCACCACCTACAACATAAGTAACTGTTAATGTTGTGTTTGATGGAGATACACCATAAGAATTTGCTTTCAATACGTTTGTTCCATCCAAAGATATATTGAGATTTTTTAAATTGGATAGAGCTACACCAACATTGGTTGGATTTGGTATAATAACAGTATTTTCGTAATTTTCTGTATTTGCTCCAAATTGGATGTAAGTGAAGTTATTTTGATCTATTGTTGTTATAAATCTGCGTTCAGTTCTTAAATACTTTAAAATCTTAGGTGTTTCATTTCTATATGGTGACAGTGTTTGATTATTAAGCGGAACGTTATCAACTAAAATAGGAATGGTATCTTGTGCCAAGTATTGGGTTTCATAATAGTTAATACCATTTGAATCAACCACACTTATTATTTTGACAACATTTGTTTCATCCAACTTAATTTTTAAGAAAGATTGCGGGTCACCAATACTAAAAGTCTTTGATGTAATTCTGCCTGAATAACACTGCGCTGTTTTCTTTATCAAATAAAACAATGGAGCACCTGTATTGTCACGATTGTAAACACTTATTTCTCTTGGTGAGAATAGTGTGTCTTGACTAAAATCTACACTTTCTTCAACGATAAATGATACACCGGATACACTGGATAGTTGTGTATATGGTTTCAAAATCAAACAATATCTTTCGTCTGGTATATATTCGCCATTAACTCCTGATGTACGAGTTGCTGGTAATAATTGAAATAATTCTACGTATGTAGAAGATACTGAAGACACTTTTGGTTTATAACCCAAAAATTGTGCTTGATTTATAATGTTCTTACGTTCACCCGCAAATTGAATAAAACTTTCTTTGAATTGATAATCAGTGTAGTAAGATAGTACATCACCAACAAAGCTAGCTTGTTCAATAAAAATTTGTCCTGGCGAACTTTCACTGAAGTCCTTGTAACTTTGTGGGTAATACTGTTTGGTAAAATCGATCAGTTGTTGCTTTAACGAAGTAAAATCACGATTTAAATACAAAACGTCTTTTGTATTAGCTTTGAATGTTTTGTTAATTAGTTGTTGCATTATATATTATTGTTTGTGATAATTACTTCGGTTGTAGACTTCAGTTCTTTATAACTAAAGGCTACTTTTATAAATATTTTATTGTAATCATTATTTACAACATCATTTTCTACTAATTGAACTTTAACATCTTCCACTATTACCCCATTCATAAATCTATTTACGTCATTTTGAATAAGATTTACCAACATAGGCAACATTTCTTGTAATTCATTCTGTTCAAACAATACTTTATATAAAGAAGACCCAAACGCATTGTTAAATCTACGTTCGCCAGGTCGTGTTAATAAAAGATTCTTTATATTACTCGAAACTTGGGAAATAGTATCCACATTGGTTTCAAAATAACCATTTTGACCCAATCTGAAAGGTATTTTAAGTCCTAGTGCTTTTTTAGACATAATTAAATCTTAGATTTTTTCTTCTCTATAGCACTCATCAACTTAGAATAATCTCTGGTCATAGCTGAATATACAGATTTAACTGGTTCAGGAGCATTCTCTGGAGCTTTTGTTTCTGTAATTACTTGAGAGGAAGTTGATCCGTATCCACCTATCATACTAACCATACCACCTTCTTGTGGTACTCCTCCTGTAGTCTGATTTAATATGTCATTCAACATTGGATTGTTTGTATATTTGACAAATTTCTTCGCAGGCTTAGTTTCAACTTCTGCTACTGATTCATTCATAGATTCAAGTTCATTCAAAATTTCAGCTTCTAGATCAGAATCTGCAGATTTTGTCTTTTTTTGAGGCTTTGATGAATTATTCGCAAATATTTCTGATAATTGACTTTTCAACTCAGTCTTTAATACGTTGCGAACTTCTTGTTGTACTGTTTTTTTAATAAACTCTTTAAGCACTTCTATTTTCATATTGTTTATATATATATAATTATTAACCCAGAGGAGATTTAGGTAAATTTAATAAATCTGTTGCGCCTTTTGGATATGATGGTCTTGGTATTTTAATCGTTTTAATACGTGGAGTACTAGGTGGTTTTGGTATATTTGGCTTAGGCATTCCTTTTTGAATACTAGCTAATTTAGCTGCAGCTGCACCAACGGCTCCTCCAGAAACAGCTCCAATTACAGCACCTTTTCCGCCTCCAACTATTCCTCCTATTCCAGCTCCCAATCCACCACCGGCTAAAGCTCCTCCTGTTACCCCACCAACAGATAAACCAGCACCAAGTGCAGTACCACTTAATCCACCTATTAATGCACCTTTACCACCACCAGCTAATGCACCTACACCGGCTCCAAGAGCCCCACCTAACAATCCACCTTTTAATCCTTTAGCTAATTCAGAAGTAGATTCAACCACGCCTGTTTTAGCATTTACAAATTTAGTATTTCCAGCTATAGATTCGGGGCTATATTTATCAGGAGACCAATCTTTGCCTAGTCCATCTGGTTTTATTCCTTTAGGATTTAGTTTGTCAAAGACTTTGCCAGCTATACCACCCGCAACCAATCCGGCACCAGCTCCAATCAATGCACCTTTTCCTCCGCCTGCTAATGCACCTATACCGGCTCCTAAAGCACCTCCTCCAATCGCACCTTTAACACCAGATGATAAATTACTAAGTACACCACCTGCAGATTCTTGAACACCACCAATTGCACCTTGTGCCTGACCAGCTGCACCTTCTAATGCACCTTGTGCCTGACCAGCTGCTCCCTGTACTTGACCAGCTGCACCTTCTAATACACCTTGTGCCTGGCCGGCCGCGCCTTGAACTTGTGATGTTAACCCTCCAGCTGCACTTTGTACTTGAGATGTCGAATTACTTGTTACGTCTTGGGCTTTTGAAGCTGCTTGTTGCGCTGCATTTGCATCTAACCCTTTTACTTCTTGGGTAGGAAGTTTTATATTTGGATTATCTACTACGGGAGCTTTATTTGCTACACCATTAATTGTTTGTGTAGGTGGTCCTACTAAAGCGGGATCTGGATCGGTAAATGCATCTTGTCGTTCCACTTTAATTCCCTTGCCAGAAATACCAACTTGATCGGCTAAAGTTTGTAACAAAGATTCTCTTAGTTGTTTAAAAGCATTATTGAAAGCTTCACCGGGAGTCTTTCCAACAGCAGTCGTAGTTTTAAAATCGGATGCTATTATAGCTTTCAGTATTTTTCCACTAGATGATTGTCTTGGAATCTTAACGTCTCCACTTAAAGTAACATTTGCTAAATAATTTCCGGTTAATTGATCACGTTTTGATGTTGAAAATTTTCCACTTAAACTAAAATTCAATTCATTAGGAAAATTTGCGTCTGGAGACAAATTTTTTACAGAAATATTTGGCGTTGGAGCACCATCCTCTACTATCGCATTTGGTTGTACAAGATCAACTTTTGAATAGAATGAGTTTATAGCTCTTCTATAATCGTTAGCATTAAAAACGGTACCATTCCATGGCACACTTTCTTCATAGGCTATATAATACTCGCTCATAATTAATCTTGAAATTCAAATTCAATTTGTACCGGACCTTCTCGACGATTTCTACCTTTGAAATCACCCACAACACCTTCACCAGTTACGGTATTAATCTTAACTGGATCACGACATTCAGCACCACTGCCTGGTGGCTTTACACCATTACTTCCCGGAGCATAACCTCCGCCTGTCAAAAATACTCTTCTACTCAAAGTTTTGTGTAAGTTATCTCTCAACAATTTTAAGGTTATTTGTTGTACTGGAATTTGAGTTTGATTTGGTTGTGCATCCATTGTATTTTGTTGATTTATAGCACCGGCATCTTGATGTCCATGTGGATGTGGATGTACGTGATGATACCAGTGAACGTGATCTAATAACCAATTGCATAAATCATATAACCAATCAACCGTAGTCTGACCTAACATCGCTGGTTCGTTGGTTTCTCCATATTGTCCGAGAAATATTTGTGGTGAGTTTAAACATGTCAATCGATTTGTTGTTATTACGACCTGATCGTTGGCATCGACTGAATATTCATTATCAGTAACAACCGCATAACGTTGTTTACTAAAATGTAGAGTTTCTGCAAATCTACTACTCAACACCAATCGATCTGTGTTTATAACAATTTGGTCACCAGTCAGAACAGGCATTACAAATTTTGTAGAATTATCGGGATTGAATTTGGTTTGTTCCTCGGTTGGTTCGTTATCCGCAGATACACCAAATATACTTTTATATATTGTAGTTTTCCATTTGGATTGCGTTGCACCACTAGATATTTCAATAGTGCTACCATCGTGATTTATATCTTCATCAATTTGTCCACCATAATTTTTTTCTTGACCATTGATTTTTGATATCTTTGGTAACTTTGGATGTACAAATTGATCTACATCTCTAGAAATATTTCTCTGTCTATTTCTAATAGTAATTTTTGGGTTACCATATCCACCCGCAGATGATTTTTTAAATAAATTTTTATCTAGAATGTAAGACGAATCTGTAATATTCTTATCAATTAATCTATTGTCGTCGTAAGCACTAAATCGAATTGATTGCCCAAATCTACTTTCTATTGCTGTATCACCCTCATATTTTTTAACGGATCTAATATAAGGATTGACAATAAAATAGTTTCCAAAAAATCCAGTTTGATTCACACTAGTAAACGCCGGATGTGAAATATAACTTTCTTTGTTTGTAGGTTTTAAATATGGAATTGCACTATTTGATGTATCACTTGCAGACTTTTCAGTTACAAAATCTCCATTCGTTCCAACGAAATTAAACTTACTTAGTGGTTTGGTATAAAAATAACTATCACCGATCTTTAATACCATTACTTGTTCATTTATCAGAGGATATTGTGTTATTGTGGTATCCAATGGAATGGCCCATGGTAATTTTTCAACAGCGGTTTGTTTTTCTAAACTTAGTATTCTTATTTTTGCTCTACCAATATAGCTATAATCAACATCTGATGGAGTTGGAACGTTCGTGTTGTAATTTACTGGTATTTGTTGATATTTTATTGTTGGTGCTGGATATGCGTTAGGATCGTTTTGATTCTTACCCATATATGGATGATTTTCATCCAGTATAATATCAACTACAACGGCTAATTGAAAGTTTGGATTTGCTGAAAGAATATTTGCTGGATCTGTGGATTTAGCCGGTTGGCTAAGGTTCCTAACAATATTCATTACATTGGTAGAGCTACTCATTTTATTCGGTGGTTTTACTTATCTTTACTACTTCATCCATCAATTGTTTACGTTCTTCTTCAGAGATCAATGTTTGTAATCCATCGGGTGTATTTTCAGTCTTTGCAACCATTCTTTGTACAACCGCCGCTATTTTGATAAGTTGTTCATCATTCTTAACACCCACATCAAAGTAGTCTTTAATAAGAGGTACAATAATAACAGCGTCGTTAACAGTCTTTATCAACCCTCTGAGTTCAGAAACCACTATATCAATTTGATCCTTCTTATTTTCAGAATTCTTTACAATATCCTTGCAAAGGCCTGAGAAGGATTTTCCCTTGTATATCTCAAAATTTAGATCCATATCATATAAATAGAAAAAACCACCTAATTTCTTAGGTGGTTAGTTAATTTAATTGTTTTTAAATAACTCCTCGGTTTAAATAGTTCTGCATTATGAAGTTTTGATAGTTTTTCATCTTATTAATAACCTTAGTGACTTGTTGTGTTTTACATCCACTAATTTCTCTAATATAAAGATATAATGTTTTTTTGTTAAATGTTTCTAATCTATCACATCCTCTAAATAACTCTATAACGGCATATGCGATATTCAAATCTTTTTCTTTATTGAAAATCTTACGAATATTCTTTTCCCAATAATCCACGAGCAATTTCATCAATTCTTGTGTTTGAACATTCTTATGATGTGCATCTTCAGTTTGCAAACATACAGATGATTCACCAGGAGTTTCGGAAATATCTACGTGTTGATTGAATCGTTTATAATTTGTGTTGTTGTGGAATATTAGATAATTCTTGGCAACAATGCTAAAATAGCTAAATGCTTTACCTTTACCTGATTGGAATTTATGAATATTTGAAACTAAATGTGATACTGTTTCTTTTTGAATTTCCAATGGACTATTATCAAAATAAGTGAATTTAAACGTGTTAAAAATATTCTCAACTAACTTTTCAAAACTATACTT